CAAATAAATGGGATGTTGAAAGTTACGACAAGTGGATACTTGAAGACTCCAATGCCTATCATTATGACGTTATTGATACGGAAGTTGACAAATAACATTATGGCTACTAAACTATATACTAGTGAGGTTTGGTTGCGTAAACGCTACCTTGTGGATAAAAAATCTCCAGAAGACATTGCAAAAGAGTGTGGGGCAAGCCTAGAAACAATCTATGTTTACCTTGCTAAATTCGGACTAAGGAAATCGAGAAGATGAATAAAATACAAAAAGTAGTTATTGGTTTGGGCATTGCTGGTGCAGTAGGAATAACTTATGTTGTAACAGCCCTCAAGGGTTTGCCAGAGGCTTTTGACTGGGAAGACGATGATTATGAGTGATAACCTGAATATTACGGTTGATCAAGTAAACCATCCTAGACATTACACTACAGACCCTTCTGGGGTAGAGTGTATACAAATAACTCGTCATCGTAACTTTAATATAGGTAACGCATTTAAGTATTTGTGGAGAGCTGGACTTAAAGATGAGTCTAAGACTATTCAAGATCTTGAAAAGGCTATCTTTTATATTAAAGATGAGATAAATAGACTAGAAGGAAAATATGTCAACTGAAGAAGATTTAGTTAAACATTTAGATCAAGTTAACACAGTTGTTTCTGAGTATCTAAAAGGCAATGATCCAACAGTAATCTCAAAAGAGCTAGACATTCCACGTACTCGTGTTGTTACTCTTATCAATGAGTGGAAGGCTATGGCATCTGATAATGCTGCTATTCGTGCTCGTGCTAAAGAGGCATTGGTAGGAGCAGACACACACTATAGCAAGCTAATCTCTAAGTCTTATGAGGTTATTGATGAAGCATCAATGACTAACAATCTTAGTGCTAAAACTGCTGCCATCAAGCTAGTCATGGATATTGAGTCTAAGCGTATTGACATGTTGCAGAAGGCTGGCTTGCTTGAGAATAAAGAACTTGCAGAAGAGATGGTTGAGATTGAACGTAGACAAGAAGTTTTGGTTGGCATTCTTAGAGATATTGCAACAGAGCACCCACAGGTTCGTGATATTATTATGCAACGACTATCAGCTATTGCCAAAGAGGGAGAAGTGATTACAGTTGTCCACGATGTTCAATGATTTTCTTGAAGTGTTAAAGGAGAATCATTTTGTAGAAAAGCCTGTAGATGCAAAGACATTTGTTGAGTCTCCAGACTATCTTGGGCAGCCACCACTATCTATAGTTCAATACGAAATTGTAGAAGCTATGAGCCAGATTTATCGTAAAGAAGACCTTGTAGAAATTATGGGAGATGCTGGAGAGGCATACTTTAAAAAGTTTACAAAGAATGAGATTATTTTACAGCTTGGCAAGGGTAGCGGAAAAGACTTTGTATCTACAGTAGCCTGTGCATATGTAGTGTATAAACTATTATGCCTAAAAGATCCAGCAGTTTACTATGGAAAGCCTGCAGGAGATGCTATTGATATTATCAACGTTGCTATTAACGCTCAACAGGCTAAGAACGTTTTCTTTAAAGGTTTTAAAACTAAAATTGAAAAGTCGCCATGGTTTGCTGGTAAGTATAATGCTAAGGCAGACTCAATTGACTTTGATAAGTCTGTAACTGTTTATTCTGGTCACTCAGAGCGTGAATCACATGAGGGTTTGAACTTGTTTATGGCTGTGCTTGATGAGATATCTGGTTTTGCTTCTGAGGTTGGCACTGGAAATGAGCAGGGTAAGACTGCAGAAAACATCTACAAAGCGTTCCGTGGTACTGTAGATTCTCGTTTCCCAGACTTGGGAAAGGTCGCACTTCTTTCTTTCCCCCGCTATCAAGGAGACTTTATATCAAAACGTTATGAAGATGTTATTGCTGAAAAAGAAACGATTGAGCGTAGACATACCTTTATAATTAATGAAGAATTACCACATGATGATCCAGGGAATAGGTTTGAAATATCCTGGGATGAAGATACTATACTTTCATACAAAATTCCAAAGGTCTTAGCATTTAAAAAACCTACTTGGGAAGTAAACCCCACTCGCAAGATAGATGATTTTAAGATTGCATTTTATACAGACCTAGCAGATGCAATGATGCGTTTTGCATGTATGCCTACCTATGCTTCTGACGCATTCTTTAAAGATAGAACTAAGCTTGAAAAAGTTATGACAATGAGAAATCCTTTAGATCAGTCTAGAAGGTTTGATGAATCATTTAAACCAGATCCAGACAAAACCTACTTCATACACGCTGACCTTGCACAAAAGCACGATAAGTGTGCGGTAGCAATTGCCCATGTAGATAAATGGGTTAACATTCAGGTAATTAAAGATTACGAACAGGTTGCACCAATGGTGGTAGTAGATGCAGTTGCATGGTGGGAGCCAAGAGCAGAGGGACCTGTAAACCTATCAGATGTTAAAAACTGGATTATTAATCTACGTAGACAAGGTTTTAATCTAGGCATGGTTTCTTTTGACCGTTGGCAATCTTTTGATATCCAAAATGAGCTACAAGCAGTAGGAATAAGAACTGAAACTGTTTCTGTTGCCAAAAAACACTATGAAGATTTAGCAATGATGATTTATGAAGAGCGTGTTGCAATGCCTATGATTCCATTATTGTTAGAAGAAATGTCTGAGTTGAAGATTATGAAGGGTAATCGTGTTGATCACCCTAGAAAAAAATCTAAAGACTTAGCAGATGCTGTATCTGGTGCAGTATTTGGGGCTATATCTCATACTCCAAAGGCAACTAATACAGTTATTGAGGTCCATACCTGGGCTTCATCCACAGCTGAACTTGCAAGAAAGCAAAGAGCTATGGTAGAATTAGAACCTAAGCAAATGACGGACGATGTTCGTGATTTCTTGGACAAATTCAATCTATTATAAATCTGAGTAAAATACTCAGGCATAACAAAGAGGAGAAAGATGAATTCATTTAAGAAAATCGCTCTAGGACTAGCTGCAGCAATGTCTTTTGGCGTACTATCAGCACTGCCGACAAGTGCTGCTGTTAATGCAGATAGACTTGCTATTAATACTACTTCAAGTACTATTAATACAGGTGAGTCTGCAACAGCAGTTATTACTGTTACTTTTGTAGCACAAGGCACTAACGACACCGTGACTGTAACATCATCAGTCACATCACTACCTGCTGGAACAGCAAAGTTTGCTACCCTTTCAGTTTTGGAAACATCAAGTGCAGTAGTTGCTCTTGGTGCGGGTAACTATTCTGCAGATGTTGCTTCAACATCAAATACAGCAGTAGAGGTAACAGCTAAGCTAACAGCAACTCTTGACACACCAAGTGTTCCAGGAGTATACGTATTTAGATTTACACCTTCACTTAAGGCAGGGGTTACAGGAGTAGTAAACGCTCCAGCAGTAACATGGACAGTAACCGTAAATGCTGCAGATGTTAAGGCTTCTCCAGCAACATCAACATCTATCCTTAATGCAGGTGAAACAAACACAGCAACAGCTGATGCAACTGTTTATGCTTCAAAGGCTCTTTCAGCTGATGCAGCTGCAGTAATCGTTGTAACACAAAAGAATGCAGCAGGATCATCTGTTGCAGAATCACTTACAGCAATTGTTACAGGTCCAGGACTTATTGGTGTGGGATCAAACCCAGCTACCATTAGTGCACAGGGCCGTGTTCTTACAGTAGCAGCAGGACAGCACATCGGAGTATTTGCCGACGGTACATCTGGAGTTGGAACAGTTACAATTGCAACAGCATCAGGTACAGTTCTTGCAACAGAAACTGTTACATTCTATGGTGATATTGCACGTATTGTTGCAACATCAACTAAGTCTGTAATTGCTACAGGTTCAAACTCAGATGTTATTTCTGCAATCGCATACGATTCAGCAGGAGTTACAGTCGGAGCTGGAACACTTTATGCTACTTCTGCAGACCTTACAACAGTAAATAACTCTGCAACATCTGCAACTATTGTTAATGGTGTAGCTAAGTTCCCTTCAACTGGTGTTAAGACTGGTGTAGCGAATGTAGTAGTTTCAAACGGAGCATCAGTGGTATCAAACCCTGTAGCAGTTCGTGTTGAGGGTACAGCAACATCTGTAAAGCTATCATTTGATAAGGATAAGTACCTTCCAGGTGAAGTAGCAACAATTACCGTACAGGTTCTTGATGCAACAGGTCTTCCAATGTCACCAAAAACATACTCTAATCTCTTTGCAACAGGTGGAATTACTCCATCATATGCACTTGGAGGAGCTAGTGATGTTATTACTGGAGTTTCTGTAACAACAGATACAGCTACAGTTAAGACATACAAGGTCTTTATGCCACTCGTACAGAATACAGTTAAGATCTCAGCAACTGGTGGAACATCTCTTCCAGTAGCAGGTCAAGTTGTAGTTTCTGCAGAGGCAGTTGTTGAAGATTCTGCACAGAAGGCAGCTCTTGATGCAGCTACAGATGCAGCAGATGCAGCTAAGGATGCTACAGATGCAGCTATCCAGGCAGCAGATGCAGCAGATGAGGCAACAGCAGCTGTTGCAGCATTGCAGCTCGAAGTTAATAAGTTGATCTCTGGCCTAAAGGCACAGCTCACACGACTTACTAACTTGGTTCTTAATCTACAAAAGCAGCTTAAGAAGTAAATAATCCAACAATTAGGGGAGTCTAGAAATAGGCTCCCTTTTTTGTTGCCTAGGTGGTATACTTATATCATGTTTGATTTAATAAAAGAAGCAAAGCAGAATAGGCATGGCCTAGTTTTTGAAAAATATCAAATGCCAGAAATTACCTGGGAAGAAATACTTATATTTTTATATAAAGAATCCATAGCAACTGGCAAAATAAGTAAAGATTTAGAAGAAAAGGTAAAGAAATTTCAAAACCCATCTCATTTTAACTCAATAGGAAATGTACAAATACAATCACAATTTTGGTTAGCACCACAAACAAACAACCTATTTGAAGAATTTGCTGGTATTTCAGAATTACTTTATAAGCTTAACGATTCAAAAGAAAACAAAGATTGTTCATATTATATTAACCAAAGCCATAACTGTGATCTAGAATGGCACTATCAAGGCATAAGAATATCACTATCTGATAGACTTGTACCTGATCATCACGATCCACATGATATCTTTTACTGGCAAATTGTAGGAACATCATTTTGGAAGATAGATGGAGGGGTAACATATACCCTTAATCCAGGGGATCTTTTATATCTACCCCTTGAAAATTCACACGAAGTGTGGTGTGATGGTCCAAGAGCAGGGTTATTAATAGATAATCTTAATTAAATGATATAATAAGATTATTAACTATCACCACTAGTTAATAATGGAGAAAAAATTAAAAAAGTAAGCAAAATACTAACTGTTTTGGGGTTAGTTTTCAGCTCTGTCTTTTTATTCTTGCCAGATGCAACTGCAAACAATGGATTAACCGCAGAGGTTTGGAACGTTTTAGGGCAAAATCAAAGCCCATCTTTGCCAAATGGCTTAGCTCCAGTTATTACAACCACAGTTGCAAATGTAAATTTTAACTGGGGTGGTGGATCAGTTCTTGGTGGACCATCAGAAGATGTTATGGTTAGATTTACAGGATCTATTATTAGCTCAGTAACACAAGATATTTCATTTTTAGCAACAGCAGACGATGGAACTAGACTTTACTTAGATGGAGTGCTAATAACAGATGATTGGCGAGATAAGGGTGGTGGAGGAACAGTAAGTGCCCCAGTATCTTTTACTGCAAATGTTCCAAAGCAAATAACCCTTTGGTACTATGAAAATGGTGGCGGAGCATCTGTAAACCTATACTGGGATCAATCTGGGCAGATGGAGATTATTCCAGCTTCTGCCTTCTCATCAACTCCACCTCCACCTCCTGAAGTATTATCTGTTGGTGCCCCAACTAATTTAACTGCTGTAGATAGTGGAACAGCTGTAATTCTTAGCTGGAGTGCCCCCACTGATGGTAACAGGCAACCAGAAAGATATGCCATAAGTTTTACTACTGAAGGGCAAAACGGCTGGGGTATTGCAACAGGAAATGTAGGAGATGCCAACGCTCTTAATACAACAATAACAATTGACTATTCATTGCTTGATAGCTTAATGCCAAGAGGAACAACCTGGTTTTTTCATATTAGATCAGATAATGACACATTAGCTTTATACTCTGCAAACTCTAACGTCGTTACATTAAAGGTAGGTAAGACTGATGCAGAGATTGAAGCCGAGCAAGCAGCAATAGCAGAGGCCGAAGCAGCAATAGCAGCAGCAACTGCAGCACAAGCACTTGCACAACAAGCAGAAGCAGCAAGAATACAGGCTGAAACAGAAGCATTGATTGCCCGACAAACTGCAGCTGCACAAGCTGAATCAGAAAGAATTGCAGCACTTATAGCAGCACAAGAAGCAGCAAGAATTCAAGCAGAAATAGAAGCCCAAGAAGAAGCAGATCGCATTGCAGCAGAAGTTAAAGCAGCAGAAGAAAAAGCAGAAGCAGAAGCAAAGGCAGAAGCTGAGCGTATAGCAGAAGAAGAAGAGGAAGACCGTAGAAAGGCAGAAGAAGAGGCTCTAAGAGCTGAAGAAGAAGCCAGGGCTGAGGAAGAAGCAATTGCTGAAGCAATACGACAAAAAGAAGAAGATGCAAAAGCTGAAGCAGAAGCAAAAGAATTAGAAGAGGCAAAAAATGAAGAAGAAGAGCTAGAAGA